CACTATAATATGAGATAGTTTGTTTGGATCAACTTTTGTTGTATCTATATACCATTGAAGTGTATCATCAATAACTTGATCTTGTTTTGGTGGATCGTTTTCATCTCTTACTTTATGTTTAAATACTACATTAGTACTAAACAATCTAACTCCAGAACAATCTGGTCCCTCGTTATCAAACCACATTGCTCCTTTAATTAATCCAACGAATCTTGGTAAAGCATATTCTGTTTTTTGTTGTGTTTTTTTCTGAATTTTAGTCATATTTAGCTCCTTATAAAAAAAGGTAAAAGGAAAAATTTCCTTCTACCTTTTTAGTATAGTAACTTAACTAGATAAAATCTTATTAAGCTGGATCTATCATCCCACTTGGTTTTGTTCTAATATTCAATGGTTCAAGTTCTACATTATTTGTGTTAGCAAAGTTGTAGTTTCTTGCGATTGAAATATTTGCAGCGATAGCAACTGCTTTACCTTGTTCAAGCATCTGTAATCCATATTCTTCGATAACTTTAAACTTAGTAATATCACGTTCATAGTCGTTCCAACTTCCAACTGTTGGTTCTAAACTTTGTGCTAGAACCGCACAATTTGACGAATCAACCATGACTACATTTGTAGTGCAACCAGAGTCAAGACGTTCATTACCAATTGAACCAGGATTAAATTTAACGTAAGGTGTTACGATAACTTTAAGAGGTGTTGGTAAATATGAAGGCGATGTTTGCCATTGAGATCCAAGAGGATTAAGTGTCTTTACCCAAGCATTAGGGCCTTTTACACTATTTCCTGATGTATTCTCTGTTCCAGTTCCTGCTGTACGTAATCCAAAACCATGATGCGATGTTCCCCAGTTAGGAGCACTTGGTCCACGTACATTAGCGATAGTAGATGCGGCTAATACCACTTCTCTCATCTCTGTGTCCGTAGCAAAAGTTTTCCATGCTAGAGGATGCATTAATAGTGTATCTGGTGTAAATCCACGATTAAGCAAATATGCATATAGTTCAAAAACGTCTGCACTTGTCATAGAACCATTCTGTTTTCCATCTATTCCACGACCTGTTGTTGTTCCAAAGTATGAGTCTTCAGGAGTAACATTATCAATAACGGTTGAACCCATTTCATTGATGATGTTTGCTACGTTACGTTCTTTACATCTGGCAAGAGCTTTTCCTGCGGCACGAAGCCAAAGGTTAACAATATCGAACTGATTATTTTTAACAACTTCATCAGTCATTGAAATTTTAAGTCCGTATTTGTTTGTACTCATTGCTATCATATCCCCTGAGTTATCAAGAGTTATGTTCTTTTCCATTAATTCACCATTGTGAGATGCGCGTCCCGCTTCAAGCGTACCAACGGCTCCAATCTGAATTTTTTGACCTGGATCAACGTTTATTCTTTGGCAAAGTTCATTTGTAAGAATAATATTTGGCTCGATTGCTTCACGTATGATCGTTTCTACAACTGGTGTAACAAATCTCATTAAGTCTTCTTTTGTTACTAAGTCTCTAAACGATACTCTTCCTGCACTGCGTGTTCCTTTTTCAGCATCTTCTTCAATATGATAACCGTTATTTGTGAACGCATCATACATATTGAAATATCCATTGATATCATCTTGAGAAGCTTTACCGTCAAAAAACTTATACTCAGGAAGAGTTGTTGCTACTTTATCTCTAATTGTTAGGTATGACATTATATTTCTCTCCCTTATTTTATGCTAAGTTGAAATCTAGCTATTCCGAAAGCACCACTACGAACTGCATTATATACTTCTTCGATAGTAGGCTGTGCGTCTGTACCATAGTACAAACAGTTCCAAGCAAAGTCAAACAGATTTTTATCAATACCAGCAGTCTGAGAACCAGTCATTCCTGATCTTGGAGCAGTTAATACATCTTCCATGCCGTTCTTTGGAAACTTCACATCAAGAGCCATTAATCTACCAATTGTTTGAGGAGTACGAGGAGTTGTTAAAACTGTCGTTCCGCTTGCTGCGCCTTGTAAAGCATAGTTACCTAAAAGGTCAGGTACAATCTGTGCTCCAAAAGCAATATCTTCATTTTTGCTATCAAATGCCATGTATGTAAACCATGAGTTTACTCCAGACCATTTAGCAAAACTTTCACTATCACTATTAGTTGGTCTTGGGCAACAACCTGATGCAGCACCAAGAGCACTATAGTCTATGAATGGAACCTGCATGAAACCTTCACTAAGAATAGCGAACATGTTTCTTTGGTTTTCATAGTTAATCCATTTACCACGAACATCTTGATAGATATCTGTAAATGTTACACCTATTGGTGCATTTGCTTCAAGTGTGAAAGAATCATCTTCTCTAGCAATAACGCCATTTGATTTAATAGTTTCAGCCTCTCCAAGAGCATCTCTTGAAGAATAGAAACCATCAAGTGCTATTCCACCATTAGCTGGCACAAGTAAGTTTGTTACTTCTGGTGCATAACCAAAGTGTGTTGTTTTTCCTACGGCAATAGCTGAACCTTTTGCGCCACTATATGAACCTTCAAATCCTATATATACATTTCCAGATCCTACAGGAATTGAAGAAACAACGCGACCTTTTGGAATAGCTACATAATCTTCTGTGTTAATATCCTTAAACTGTGCTGGAAGATATTTATAAACACCAAACTGACCAAAACGTAAACCATCACTTTGTTCGAAATCCCAATTTCTAATTTGAGATAGATCGTACTTTGATGGACGTGGGCGTGTGTCTTGTTTAGCTATCGTACCAGTACTAAAAGGAAGGTAAAAGTTACTTATCATTTAATTTACTCCCAATTCTAAAGCCCCTATCTTTGTATAGGAAGCTATTTTTTTTATTTTCAACAGGTGTTGGTTCTGTTGTTTGAGTTGTTGATCCAGGATCGGCAACTCTATCAGTAGAACTTATTCCATTAAAATTTGTTCTAAGATCATTCAAGGTATCAACTAGACTAACTGTTTCACGTTTTGTGTAACGTTGAACTAGTTCATCCTTATTTGTAGTATCGGCTTTTTGTAAGTCCATGATATTAAAAATTATAGAATCTTTATAATTTTTTTCTAATTTCGTCACTTCAGCAAGATATTTATTGATATCGTTATCTTTTTGAATCAGTAATTCATCTTTCTGTTTAATGTCGTTTTGAAGTCCTGTAATTGCAACCGCATGTTCGTCTACTATTTTTGCTGTTGCTATTTTTCCGTCTTCAATAGTCTTAAGTAAAGTTACAATATGATCTCTTAATTCGGATTCGACCATATCTTTTACTTCTTTTACTACTGGTTGTGCGTCATTATTCTCTACAGTAGTGTTTGTTACTTCAGTGCTCATGCTATCCTCCAATTGAAAGTCTCCGTCATCTATTGACTTGATATAGTCAGAATATGATATCCAGTTATTATTAATTTTTATAGATATAATTCTACTATATGCATCTGCTGGTTCATTAACAAAAGAATCTTCCGTATATTCTAGTTGATCAACTTTCCAGTAGATTGGTTCACCATCTTCATTAAGCGAACCTTTTTTGTGTTTACATAATCCTTCTCTGTTGAGAATACGACCACATTCACTACACATTACTTTATTTGATGTTGTACCTACACTACAGGTATTATATCTTCCATCTAAAATTTTTTGAATTGCATCTTCATCTGTAATACGAACTGTAATTAAAACATAACCATAACTATCTGGATTTAACGGATCTTTCTCAATTGCTTGATCAATAATTCTTCCAATAGGAGATGCTTTGGTGTCATGAGATACTAGTTGCGGTTTTCTAAATGGTTCTGTCCATGACTTATATCCACCTTTTTTAACAACCGCATTATCTGTATAGTATAGAAAATTTTTATTTATAAAATTTATATGAGTAGCTGCTATCTTTAGATCAAGTGATTTTATCGTCATTCAGTGTTTCCTTTATAATAGAACAATTACAATTATATGTAATTGGTGGTATATCTGTATATTTATAATCTATCATTTTGATTGTTCTATCTATATGATGTTCACAATCGTTTGCTGAAAT